AGACAGAAAGGAAGTGGCTTAACCAATGCCAGCCCTGAAGAACCCTAAGCACGAACGCTTCGCACAAGAGGTTGCTAAGGGGGTATCGGGCGCAAAGGCTTGGATTGCAGCGGGTTACGACACCAATGCTAAGGCGGCTGCCGTTTCTGCTAACCGGATGCTAAAGCAACCTAGGATAGCCGCACGGGTCGACGAACTACTTGAGCGCAAAGCCGAAATCGAGGTCAAGGCTACCGAGAGAGCGATCGAGAAGACCGGCATCACTAAGGCGGCTGTTCTTGAGGAGCTTGCTAAGATCGGGTTTGCCAACATGGCGGACTTCATCCAGACGCAGGAAGATGGCAGCGCTTTCGTCGATCTGTCCAAACTGACCCGGGATCAAGCCGCCGCGATCGGCGAGATCACCAGCGAGGTCTACATGGAGGGATCTGGCGAAGACGCGAAGGCTGTCAAGCGGACGAAGTTCAAGCTGCTGGATAAGAAGGCTGCACTGGTCGACATCGGCAAACATCTCGGCATGTTCATTGATCGCAAGGAAGTCGGCGGCCCTGGCGACTTCGCTGCCATGACCGAGGAAGAGCTTTACGCCGAGCTTGAACGCCTTGAAGGTGAAGGCGACGTTACTCACGAAGGCAATGACACGGTGAACTAGGGGCTATCCGTGGCCGTCAAAGACGTAACCAACGCACTGGTGTGCAAGGCGGTATCGCAGTGGTGGCTGAACCGGCAAGGACCATGGCCATATCATCTGCTGATCGAATGGACAGGGGAGCCCGAGCCAGTCTGCAAGCGCGCCATGGAGCGAGCGATTGAGGACGGGTTGATTGTTCGGGGTGCTTCGCTGCGGACTTCGCGGCTGACGCACAAGGGGAAAAGGGTGCTCGCAAGAGCCTGATTGATGTCATCTCTCGGCAACCGTCGCTCTAGTCTCGAACGGCAGATTGCGTTGAGACGAGAGCTTGCGCGCCGAAAGGCGAAGGAAAAACAAACCGGCGTCGGAGGTTTGTTTGAATTCGTCAAATACTTCTGGCATGTGCTGGAGCCAAAGACAAAGTTTGTCGACGGGTGGGCCATCAGGGCAATCTGCGAGCATTTGGAAGCGGTAACTGAAGGGCGGATTAATCGCCTGTTGATCAACGTCCCTCCTGGCTTCAGCAAGCCAGTCCACGTTGAAGAACCAGTGCTGACCGACCGGGGTTACAAGAGGCTAGGCGATGTTCGTGTTGGCGACATGGTCGTCACGCACAAAGGTCGACTTCGCCGCGTTGTGGCCGTGCATGAGCAAGGGAATCTGCCACTTCTTAAGCTAACAACTTGGGCGGGACGCGAAGTCAAGGCCGCTGGAGATCATCCATTCCTCACTCCGGACGGTTGGGTAGAACTGCAGAACCTGAAGCCGGGCAATTATGTCGGCGTGCCGCGTCTTGAAGACTACCCTGACCACGGAACAATGACGCCGGAAGAGGCGCGGCTTCTTGGGTACTTGGTTGGAGATGGGTGCATATCGCAGAGGTCTCTTGCATTCGTAAACATGGACCAAGATGCAATTGATGACTTCATCTACTGCGCTGCATCATGCGGGTTTTATGCCTACCAAATCAAACACCCGAACGAGCGGGTCAAGGCGTCCAAGGTAGTATTGAAGTCAACAGAAGGTCGGTGGAGTGATAAGGCCAACGAGCCTCCAGTGTTGGAGTGGCTGAGACGGCATAACTTGTACCTGTCGAACAGCTACACAAAGCGAATTCCGCAGGCTGTTATGGCGTCAGGCCCAACGGCCATCTCCAACTTTGTCGGCGCCTATTGGTCTTGCGACGGTAGCATCACGGTTCGACACGCCAATCGGAAAACAAGCATGCTGGCGACTGCCAGCACGGTCAGTATCGGCTTGGCGCATGATCTGTTGAAAGCGTTAGGCATCCTCAACATTGAGGCCCGCGTCAGACGCCACACGCACGAACTGGAGACAAAGTCTCAGCCGGGTGGCGAATACGTCTCATATATCGTGCAGTCGAGCACGAGGAACGAAGTGGCCAAGATCGCGAAGCTGCCGGGGTTGATGAAGCGCAAGCGAGATATTGCCGACGTGGCGTTCTTTGATCGTTTTGAACCGTCCGTTTATACGGATGAGGTGATGTCAGTTGTGCCCGACGGGTCTGGGGAGTGCCGCTGCCTCACTGTCGATGAGGACTCGTCATTCGTGGTGAATGGAATTGCTGTTCACAACAGCATGCTTACCAACTGCTTCTGGCCCGCGTGGGAGTGGGGGCCGATGAATTTGCCGCACTTGAGGACTCTGTCGTTCTCATACGCAGCTCACCTCACTGAGCGAGACAACGGCAAATTCAGAGACCTGATAAAGTCGGCAGACTTCCAAGCACTATACGGCGACAGGTTCGTTTTGACTGCCGATGGAGTCGAGAAGCCGGCAAACAACAAAACCGGTTGGAAGTTGTCGTCTTCGATTGGAGGCGTATCTACGGGTGAACGCGGGGATCGTCTGGTTGCGGACGATTTGCACAACGTTGCCGATGGTGAGTCCGACGTCATACGGACAAAAACTGTTCGGCTCTTCGATGAGGCAATGAGTAACCGCCTCAATGATCTGCAAAAGTCGGCGATTGTTGTGATTATGCAGCGCGTTCACGAGAATGATGTAGCTGGTCACATCATCACGCACGAACCGGATTATTCCCATCTTCTTATCCCAATGGAGTGGGATGGCCGGCGCTATACGACGTCAATCGGTTGGACCGACCCGCGCGAATACGACGGCGAACTTGCGTGGCCTGAGCGCTACCCGGAACACACACTCACGCGATTCCGGCGCAACGCCTTCCTTTGGGCTGGCCAATACCAGCAGACACCAGAGCCACGTGGTGGCGGCCTCTTCAAGCGCGACTGGTGGCACTACGAGCCGGTTCCGATCGGCAAGAGTCCGCCGGCATGTGAGTACATCGTTGCTTCTCTGGACTCCGCCTACACGAAGCAAGAGCGCAACGACCCTTCGGGCTTCACGGTCTGGGGCGTCTATCGGGACAAGCACGGTAATCCCAAGATGCTGATGCTGACGGCGTGGCGGAAGCATCTGGAGATCCACGGGCCGGAGGTTGTTCGCAAGCCGAATGAGCCAGAGCGTCTATATCTGGACCGCGCCAAGAAGGCCTGGGGCTTATGCGAATGGGTCGCCTACGATTGCAAGCGTCTCAGGGTCGATCGACTGTTGATTGAGGCGAAGGCATCGGGTCATTCAGTTGCGCAGGAAATGCAGCGTCTTTACGCCAACGAAGGCTGGGGCGTTGAACTGATTGACCCCGAAGGCGACAAGTATGCGCGTGCCGTCGCGGTGGTGCACCTCTGGTCGGATGGCATCGTTGCCGTTCCGGCAAGCTACGAGGAACCGGACGACGAAACGAGCGGGCTGGTACCTCGTGACTGGGCGCAAGTCGTCATCGACGAAATGGCGACGTTCCCCAATGGCAGGTTCCGAGACCTGACGGATTCGACAACGCAGGCCATGCGGCATTTGCGTGCGGTCGGCCTCGCTGTTCGTCGCGAAGAACGCGATTTCGAGCGGGTTGCGCGATCGACGCACAGAGCAAAGCTCCCGCCGCTTTATCCGACGTGAGAAGGCACTATGGATCAACCTGACGATCTGCTGCAAGCAGTTGCTCAGACGATGGCGGGCGAAGATGGTTGCTGCTGCTTGTGGAATATTGACGGTCGGTGCTGCATGACGGATCGAGCACAAGCTGTTTTTGAAGTAATCGGCAAACGGACGGGACTGACGCTGAAGTGGTTTCAGGCCGCTGAAGCATATGTTCAACACGGCATCGCTGACCCGAATGTGGTAACCCAATGAAGCTGACGGCACAGGAAGCGACGACTTTGGTCGGCGCCAAGATCAACATGGCCATGAGCGCAGCCATGATGGTCGGCGGACTTCGCACGATCCAGAAGGATCTCCGTGAGATCGCCGACTGGATCGATCTCTACTACGCCGAAGACGACAGCAGCACCAAGCCGGGATGCGTAACGAAACTCCGGCTGGCGACTGCGGCCAACAACGCCAACGCAACGGCATCTGGTTTATCCGAGGGAGCCTGAACGGAAGATGAGCGGCAAGGACATCGTCGCCACCGCCATGAGGCTGGCAAGAGAGCAAGTCGAAACCGCCGCTCAGAAGACCGAGAGAAAGCCGTCAGATGCCAAGGTCAAGGCTGGCAACTACGTCAAGGGGCGATTCAACTGGCACGGGCTGGTGATTTCGATTGAGAACGCCAAGGGATCGATCCGCTCCGGCGTCGATGCCAAGGGCAACCGCTGGCAGGTCGTGATGCCGGCCTCTTACGGCTATGTGAAGCGCTCAATCGGTGCCGATGACGATCACATCGACGTCTACATGGGACCAAACCCAATCTCGCACACAATCTGGGTGATCGATCAGAAAGACGCCAAGACCGGCCGCTTCGACGAGCACAAGTGCATGCTGGGTTTTGACACCAAGGACGAAGCCTTGGAGACCTATCACAAGGCGTTCAGCGACGCGAAGGGGCCCGATCGCGTCGGTGGCGTGACCAAGATGAACGTGGGGCAGTTCAAGCGGTGGCTGCATCGTGGGGACACGACGGCGCCACTGACAATGTGAAACCAGGGGACACTATGAGCCAAGCATTCAACATCAGCCCGGACGATGTCATCGGTGCGTTGATCCACAACTGCAACCAGGCAGCCAGTCACCTGACCACACACGGTGGCCGCTCGGACTTCGCAGCGCTGGCCGATCACCTGCTGAACATGCAGCACAAGGTGGCTCACCTGCACGCCCTACAGCAGCAGGCGACGGCGTCGGCACCACCTGCCGGCGCGTCATCGACTGCCGAAGCCCGCGCCAACTGACGCGGCAGCCCGTGACGAGCATCACGCGCTAACCAGGAGACAGAACGGCAATGGACGGGATCGGCAAACCTATCAACGGCATGCCTGTCCTCGACGCCGATTACGAGGTCGTGGTCGAAGGCGAGACCGACGATCAGGACGACGCCGGCCCGAAGTTGTCTCCGGACGGCACGCTGGAAATATCCCTGCCTGACGGGTCGGTCGTCATCGATCTCAACCCGCAGATGGAACGCTTGTCACAGCCCGACGGCTTTGACGAGAACATTGCCGAGAAGATTGATCTCACGGAGTTGGGCCGTATTTGCGGCGATCTCGTCCAAGCGATTGGAGCCGATGATCGGTCCCGCCAGCAATGGCTCGAAGCGCGTGCCCGTGGCATCGATCTTCTCGGTCTCAAGCTCGATGATCCAAAGTCCGATATCGCCTCCGGCGCCCCGCTCGAAGGCATGTCGACCGCGCGCGATCCGATCCTATTGGAAGCTTGCATCCGGTTCATGTCGAATGCGAGCGCGGAATTGCTTCCGGCCGGCGGTCCCGTCAAGGTGCGCAACGACGGCCAAGGCAATATCGCCAACGACGACATGGCCGAAGCGCTCCAGAAGGACATGAATGCGTACCTAACGACGACGGCGTCCGACTATTATCCCGACACCAAGCGCATGCTGTTCATGACGGGGTTCGGTGGGTCAGGGTTCAAGAAGGTCTATCACTCCCCGCTGAAGAACCGACCCGTGTCGGAGTCGATCGACGCCAAGGATCTGATCGTTTCGAACGCCGCTGTTGATCTCGGGTCCGCCGCCCGTGTCACCCAAGTCATTCGGATGAAGAAGTCCGATATGGTCCGGATGCAAATCCTGGGCGTCTATCGCGACATCTCGCTGTCCTATTCGCAGCCATCGACCAATCCCGTCGACAACAAGATGGCGATGGTGCAGGGTGTCCAGCCGCAGGTCGAACGGCCCGAGGATCAGGACTACACGCTGTACGAGTGCTACTGCGAACTGGACATCAAGGGTTATGAGCACAAGGACAAGTCGGGCAAGCCGACCGGTCTGCCTCTGCCCTATCGCGTGACGATCGACAAGGACAGCGAGCAGATCCTTGAAATCCGTCGCAATTGGGACGACGAGGACGAGGAATTCCCACAGGCGCGCAAGACGTTTGTCGAATACTACTACATCAAGGGCTGGGGCTTTTACGGCATTGGGCTCCTGCACATTCTCGGCAACATCGCCGTTGCTTTGACGGCCGGCATGCGCGTCACACTCGACAGCGGGATGTTGGCGAACTTCCCGGGGTTCCTTTACATAATGAACGGCGCAACGCGCCAAATGACAAACCACTTTAGGGTTCCACCCGGAGGTGGCGCGCCGTTCCAAGGTGACCCAAGCAAGCCCATTCAGCAGCAGATCATGCCGCTGCCGTACAAGGAAGCGGGACCGGCCTTCCAGGCGTTCCTGGGCGCTTTGAGGGACGCCGGCAAGTCGGTGGGCTCGATCGCCGAGGCCGCAGTCGGCGAGGGCACACAGAACGCCCCTGTCGGCACGACGCTGGCCCTGATCGAGCAACAGACCAAGGTCGAAGGTGCGGTCCACAAGGGCCTGCACGCGTCGCAGTCCGAAGAGATCAGGCTGCTCAAGAATTTGTTTGAGGAAGACCCGGAAGCACTGTGGCGGCACGCTAGGAAGACCGAGGCAAAGTGGAACGAGCAACTGCTGCGGGCGGCTCTCGCCAACTATGATCTTGTGCCGCAGGCCGACCCCAACACTTCCAGCCACATGCAGCGGCTGATGAAGGCGATGGGGATCAAGCAGCTTCAGGCGGCAAACCCGGCACTTTACGACGGCAAGAAGGTCGACGAGCGCGTCATGAAGATGATGGGCATCGACAATCCGGAAGAACTGTTCGCACCGCCTCCACCACCAGGCGCACAGCCTCCGCCCGACCCCAAGCTGATCGCCAAGCAGGCCGAACTCCAGGCCAAGGCGGTCGAGAACGACAAGGACCGCCAGCTTGAACTGACGCTGGCGCAGATGAAGACCCAAGCGGCACAGCCGGAGCAACCCGGTCAGCAACCGACCGACCCGAAGCTGATCATCGCCGGCATCAACGCTCAAGTGCGCCAAGCCGAGATGGCGGCCAACCTCACGGAAAAGGAAAAAGACCGTCAGATGAAGCTGATGGTCGAGAAGCTGAAGTTGGCGTCCAACCTCGCTGTTCATCCCGAAAGCGAGCCGTTGGTTCAGGACTTCCTCGATACGCCGAAAGTGCCTCTGTACCCGTCTATTGATCCCTTCCTTCCGCCTCAGTGGGAAAAACCATGAAAGACTTGAAAGCGCAGATCGAGCGGGCGATGGACGCCAAGCTCAAGTCGTACGGCAAAGCCGACAAGGCGGAAGATCGGAAGATGATCGCCGATCACGAGACCCGGATGCACGGTGCTCCGAAGCATCGCGCGGCCGGAGGTGCCGTCGATGGCATGCCGGCGCGGAGTCGCATGGACCGTCCCAAGGGGGGCAAGAAGAAGTCGAGCGGGAAGACCAACGTCAACGTCATCATCGCCGGCAAGGGTGGTGACGACAAGCCTCCGATGCCGATGATGCCGCCGCCGTCTGCTGGCCCATCGCCGATGCCGCCACCGAAGCCGCCGATGATGCCGGCTGGTGGTCCTCCTGGGGGTGGCCCTGGCGGTCCTCCGATGCCGCCTCTAGGTGCTGGCGGCCCGCCCATGCCGATGCGTGCAAGGGGTGGCCGGGTCAAGCGCGAAAATGGTGGTGAGGTCGAAGAGAAGGGATGGCAGGAGGCTCGGTTGCGGGCGCCAAAGATTGCCCCACGCATCTCGGCACCGAAAGTGGCTCCGCCGAGGGCGTCCCCGCCTTCGACGCGAGCGCCGGACTCAAGCTATCCCCATACCGGCGCGATCGGCGAGGTTGAGGCGGTCATAAACGGAACGCCGGGTGCCCCCATAGGCACGGTGCGCCGAGGGGTTCTCGATGTTCTGGGAATTCCAGGCCGAAAAAAGCCAGAAGAGAAGTCGGGGGACAAGCCGCAGGAACGCGCGGCCGGTGGCCGCGTGCCGCACATGACGGCTGGCGCTGCTTCTGGCGAGGGCCGGCTGGAGAAGATCGAAGCGCAGAAGAAATAGCGCATGCACCCGCTCGACCGCAAATTCATGAACCGCCTGATCAAGATGATCGGCGACGCTGAAAGGGTTGCGGTCGAGCAACTTGCGACAGGAAGCGCAGCGGATCACGCCGATTATCGTGACCGCTGCGGGTATCTCAGAGGGCTTGCCCACGTTCGACTGTGGTGCAAGGAAATCGCCGACTCCGATCTCAACGCAGACGAGGATGCCCGGCCATGACCCATGACGCCCCGTCCGTTTCTCTGCTGTTGGATCACGTCAAGGTCGAGTGCAACGAAGCCGGGGCTGTTGTTGTGAAGTGCTACGACGAAGCCACCAAAAGCCTATCGATTTGGGTGATGAAGCGAACATCGACGGGCTGGTCACTCGATGCGTCGTCGCTCCCGTTTGATCTGATGTCAAATATCTCGGTGCACTGATGCTCGACACATCGAAGCGGTATCGCTGGTCAACTACAGTGCAGCATACCTGGAGCTTCATGAACAATTGCTGTGTGGTGTGCGGCAAGTCCGCCGCCGCGATGGCCAACGGCGAGGATAATCGCTGTCTCGCCGAGATCGCGCCGAAGCCTGTCGAGACGCCAAAGCGCAACCGACGCTGATCTGAACTTTCCGTATCCGTGCGTCAACCACCGCCCGCTCGCGCCGAGCCGGGTGATCGCAACCGTGCGCCAAACAGGGGAACCATGAGCAATTCACTCATGACGCAAGTGGTCCAACGGATCTCGCAAGCCGCCGATCCGAAGGATGGAATCTGGAAGCAACTGGAGACCGCCGTCGATGACTTCGAGTTGTTTGACGACGACGTCCTGATTGCCACCTACATTCGCCCAGAGAAGACCAAGGGCGGCATCCTCCTGACGACGAAGAACCTGGAGGAAGACCGGTTCCAGGGCAAGGCTGCGCTGGTGCTGAAGAAGGGTCCCGCCGCTTTCAAATACGATCGCTCCGGCCAGTACCCGTTCGAGGGCAAGACGCCAGAGGTGAACGACTGGGTCGTCTTCCGAGCGTCGGAAGCCTGGGAAGTCGGCATCAAGGGCGTGTCCTGCCGCATCATCCGTTCGATCTTCATTCGCGGGTCGATCGCCGACCCCACCGTGATCTGGTGAGGACGCCATGGACACCGATATCGTTCTGGAACTGAGCCCTGAAGAGATCGCCGCTCTCCAAGCGCCATACCTCGACAGCAAGACCGAGGAACAGGCGCCGGTCAAAGCCAAGGCCGAAGCGCCGGCCAAGGTCGATCGCGAGCCCGAGAAGGTAACGCGGCCCGATGACGACCCGGAGGTGCTACGCAAGCGGATACAAGCGGCCGACGAGAGAGCGGCACAGGAACGGCAGCGCCGTCTTGAAGCCGAGCGGCGGGCGCACGAGAGCGGGCAGAGCGCTGCGATCGCCAACGCAACGAAGGTCGAAAGCCAGTACACCAGCGTTGCAAACGCACTGGCCAAGGCCAATGGCGATTTGGAATCGGCCAAGGCGGCTCATCTCGCGGCATTGGAGGCGGGCGACTACAGGGCCGCGACAGACGCCGCCGATCGCATGGCCGATCTACGCGCGAAGGCGGTCCAGCTTGATGACGGCAAGGCGCAACTCGAAGCACGCGTCAAGGAAGCGCGGGAACAAGCCAAGGCTGCAGTCGAGACCAAGCCTGCGCTCGATGATGCCGACCCATTCGAGCGCTATGTCGGCCAGTTTGGTCCACGTGAGCAAGCGTGGCTTCGATCACATCCGGAGTGCGTCAACGACGAAGAGGTCAATGCGAAGGTTTTGTGGGCCGACAAGGCCGCGAAGAAGGCGGGCATCAAGCCCGGGACGGACGAGTATTTCACGCATCTCGACAAGGCGATGGGCTACGCAAAGGACGACCCGGTGGACGACGATATCGTAGCCGACAAGAAGCGCGATGAGCCGAAGGTCGAGGCCAAGGCGACCAAGCCCCCTCCAGCCAAGCGGGTGGCTGCGCCCGTGTCGCGCGATGGCGTGATCCAACGCACGGCAGACGGACGTGTTCAGTTGGTTCTGACCCCGCAACAGGCCGAGATCGCCGACTCGATGGGCATGTCTCGCACGGCCTACGCGAAACAACTCGCCAAGCTCCAGCAATCGCAGAGCGATCCAAACTACAGCGGCCCGCGCCTGGGCGTCTACTGAGGGGACCTGACATATGGCCAAGACTGCAAACGCGACACTGGCGCGAGAGCCGGCACCCCGTGCCAAGGCGCGGGATACTGTGGCACCAGCCGACTCCGGCATCGGGCACAACTCACGGCGCGAGCCGTTGCGCGAGCCCCTGCTTCCTCCGGGCGCGATGACCTTCACGCATCCCGTCACGGGCGAAGTGCTGACGCGCATGCCGCAATCGGCCGTGGAAAGCGCCTACCACATTCCCCGCGAGGAAATCCCCGACGGGTTCACGTATCAGTGGGTGCGCGAGAGCGTCTACAACGAGCCGGATCAGCCGAACATCGTCTCGCGAGGCCGCAACGGCTGGCGGGCTGTCCCGGCTGATCGGCATCCCGACCGCGTCGTCGCTCTCGACGGTCTGCGGCTGTACGAGGCGCCGACCGTGTTTGTCGAAGCCGCACGCCGCGAGGAACGCGATCGGGCCCAAGCCGATGGCAAGCCGGTGCGTCCGTCGCTGCAGCTTCCCAACGGCTTTGATGACAGCCATCGCGATCTGCAGCGCGTGTCGTTCGCCCGCAAGGGGGCAGCGGAGCGCACGGACGCATCCCTGAAGCCGACCTATCGCCGCGACGTCGACAGCATCGACTGACGTCGCCGTGCAGCATCTGTGACGCGTTCAGCGGCTGGGGCAACCCGGCCGCTTTTCATTTGTCGCCGCGAGCCGCGTCGACCAGCAGCAGCAGGCCAATACCTCAACGTGCCGTTTGAGGCGGAAGCCGACCATCAACAAGGAACTCACGATGGCAAACTCCAACGCGCCGTTTGGTCTGTCGACCATTGGCGTCGGCGGTGGCGCGGCTCCGAACTTCGAGCTGATCACGGCCAAGATCGCAAGCAACGATACGCAGGCCTGCTATCACCAGGACCCGGTGAAGCTGCTCAGCACCGGATACGTCACGCAGTGGACGGCCGGCACGGCAGCGTCGCAGTTCTTCGGCGTGCTGCAGTCGGTGAAATACTTCTCCGTCTCGCAGGGCAAGGTCGTGTCGATGCCCTACTGGCCGGGTTCTGACGCGTCGGGCGACGTCACCGCGTATCTCGTCCCGGTGCAGCTTGCTGTGCCTCCGAAGTTCATCATCCAGTCGAGCGGCAGCGCGATCACGCAGGCCGACGTCGGTCTCAACGGCGATCTGTCGATGGGCACCGGTTCGACTGTCGGTGGCTGCTTCTCCGGCGCGACGATCAACCAGGCCACCCTCAATACGACCAGCACGTTCCCGCTGCGGATCGTTGGTCTCTATGAGGGCGCCACTGGTGCTCCCGGTTCGGACGCTGCGTCGTCCTACAACTGGGTGATCGTCACCGCCAACGTCTACCAGAACACTGGCGTCTAAGTCTGACCAATCAGGAGAATGAACTATGGCTATCGCACTTGGTCAGATCCGTGACCTCTTGCTCCCTGGTCTCATGGAGATCACGGGCGAGTACAAGGACCTTCCGAATCTCTACTCGAAGGTCTTCAAGGCCCGCACGTCGAACATGCAGCTCGAAAAGTCGGTGCAGACCCGGTACATGCCTTTGCCGGCTCTGAAGTCCGAAGGCGGAGCGACGCAGTTCGACAACAACGCTGGCGAGCGCTTCACCTACTCGATGGAGCCCATCGAGGTCGGTCTGGGCTACTCGATCACCCGCAAGGCGATCGACGACAACCTCTACAAGAGCGAGTTCAAGCCGACCGCGCTCGGTCTTGCAAAGGCGTTCAATCAGTTTTGGGAGCGGCAGGCCTGGGCGATTTTCAACAACGCCACGACCTACAACACCCAGCTTGGCGGTGACGGCAAAGCGCTGTGCGCGACCGACCACCCCTACGACTTCGGCACGTGGGCCAATCGTCCCACGACCGACATGGACCTCAACGAGTCCAGTCTTCTCGACGGCATCACGGCGGTTCGCCAGAACTTCGTGGACGAGGCCGGATTGAAGATCTACGCCCGCGCCGAGCGGCTGATTGTCCCGCTCGCACTTCAGAAGGTCGCCATCCGCCTGATCAAGTCGGAGCTTCGTCCGGGCACGGCGAACAACGATGTCAACGCCATTCAGTACATGGACGGCGCCGGCCTCTCGCAGTTCCTCGTCTCGGACTACCTGACGTCGTCGTACGCCTGGTATCTGGCCACCAACATCGACGGCCTCGTCCAGCTCAATCGCGTGGCGTACGAGACCGATATGTGGGTCGACAACGTCACCGACAACCTGCTGGTCAAGGCTTACGAGCGCCGAGGCTACTTCTACAACGATCCCCGTTGCCTCTGGGGATCGTTCCCGACCAGCTGATCAACCCCGCCAACGAAAGGATATTCAACAATGGCCGAAGGTTCTTACACGAACTTTCCGGGCGGGGTGACGTCAATGGGGGTGCCGCTTGTCGGCTCCCTCGGCGGCATTCCCTTCACCGGAAACTGGTATTTCGTCGATGCCGTGAATGGCAGCGACGGCAATACCGGTGGGGCGCAGGATCCGCTCCAGACGATCCCTGCAGCCTACGCACAGATGACGGACGGCAACAACGACGTCATCATCCTGGTCTCGAACCCACTGACGGCAACCCCGACGACCGGAACGTTCCGGTTGTCGAGCACGCTGACGTGGGCCAAGTCGGCGTGCCACATGATCGGCATGACGGCTCCCACGGTGCAGTCGCAGCGCGCCCGCATCTCGACGGCGTCTGGCGCAACAACGAACCTATCGCCGCTGATCACGATCTCGGCGCAGGGGTGCTTCTTTGCCAACTTCAGCATCTTCCAGGGTGTTGGGCAGGCATCGACCGATGAGTGCCTGATCGACATCACCGGGCAGCGCAACGCCTTTTCCAACGTTGCGTTCGAAGGCATGGGATCAGCGAATGGTGCCGGGCGTGCCGGGTCGTATTGCGTGTATCTCAACGGTGCTCAAGAGAACACGTTCGACGGCTGTTCGTTTGGTGTCGACACCATCGCACGAACGGCGGCCAACGCCAGCGTGAAGATGCGGAATTCGGCCACACGCAATGTGTTCCGAAGCTGCCTCTTCCCGATGTACGCCACGGCATCCAGCCCGCTGTTCATCGATGCGGGTGCGGCGGCTGCGGTCGATCGCTTCGCGTGGTTCTCGTTCTGCGTGTTCAACAACGCGATCAACAGCGGCACCGGTACGGCGACCACGGCGGTCGTGTCCTCCAACGCGAGCTTGGGTGGCACCATCATCATGGAGAACTGCACCGTGGTCGGGTCGACCAACTACTCGGCGACCAATCCGGACGTCACCGTCAAGGTGTCTGGTCCGGTGCCGAATGGCCATACCTCTGGCATCGCCCTGTCCGCAGCCACGGCGTGATAACCGCGTAGAACCACAAGGATCAAGACCATGAAGCATCGTCATAAGGCGCACAAAGGCAAGGCCACGGGCGGCGGCGTGATGGAGAAGGACCCGCCGGCTGAGAACGGCGGCGGCAATCCGGACGTCGAGTCCGAGGCCAAGGCCAAGACGGTCGGCATGTTGCCAGGGAAGGGTGCTGCACGTCGCCTCGATCGCAAGAGAGGCGGTCGGGTTGGCGCTGACAAGAGCCCGCTGTCCGCCAGCTCGTCGAAGAACCCGATGACCAGCGCGGGGAAGTGCTGATGTAAGCGGTCGCCTACGATCTCAGATTGTAAGCGACCGCCAGCACTTCACATGAACCGACGCGGGACGCTTCCGGGTGCCCCGCGTTTTTCTTTTGCCCGGCCCTGATCTACACGAGAGACATCCATGCAACCCATCGTCGTCACGGTCGGCCCGATCGCCGCAGGCAGCGCCAATGCCATCTGCACCAGCCAGCGTCATGCCGGGGCCAAGGGCTTCGCTCTCAACGGCTCGCTCAGCAGCGGGTTCTCTGCGACCAACATCGCGACGGCGCAGGCCGTGGCCGGAGCCGGCAATCTCACGCTTGATGGCTCTCTCGTCTCCGGTGGCGTCGCGACGCTCCGCAGTGTCGCGGGTGCCTACGTGACGATTACGTCAGCCGGCAATGACAGCGGCATTACGTTCACCGTTAAGGGCATCGCCTACGGGACGAGCGGGCAGTACGCCGTGAGCGAGACCCTGACGGGATCGAACACCAGCGTCGTCTCGACCACCAAGCTGTTCTATCAGGTGACCAGCATCGCGGCATCAGGGGCTGCGGCCGGCAACGTCTCCGCCGGCACGAACGGCGTCATCACGCTCGACAAGCCCCGGCAAGTTCTGATCACAAGCGCCGGCAACGACAGCGGCATCACGTTCACCTTCACGGGCACGGACTGGAACAACAATCCGATCACGGAGACCGTCACAGGCCCCAACGCCACGACAGCAACGACTGTCGAGGATTTTTCCACGATCACGTCCATCGTGACGTCGGGCACCACGGCATCCACTGTCACAATCGGCACGAACGGTGTCGCGCACTCGCGCCCGGTCTTTATCGACGCGTGGGCGTTTCCACAGACCGCGCTGCAGGTCGTGGTCAGCGGTACAGTGAACTATACGATCGAGCAGACGCTGGACAATCCGAACGACAGCGGAATGGTCAACGTGTCGTGGTTCAATCATCCAGACCCGGCCTTTGTCGCTGCGACAGCCAGCGCCCAAAGCAATTACGCGTATCCGCCGCGCATGACGCGCGCTAAGCTCAATTCCGGCACGGGCACTATCACGTACACGATCATCCAGGCCGCCATGGTGCCGGCATGACCAGCAGCAATCTTGCATTGGGCGGCGGGTTCTCGACGGGAGACTTCGCCGATGGGCCATTTCAATTCAATGGTGAACGTCCGTCTTGGTTCAGCCCAGGCAGTTTGGCGAACGCCTACACTGGAAACTTCAATTTCAACCTGGGATACTTCCCGGATGCCAATCTGCCTGTCGACACGCGCGGCAACGTGGTCTGGACACTGGGCTATAACGTCACCGCAGGAGGAAATCGCGAAAGCACCAGCGAACCAGCGCTCGCTCTGCATTTCGAGACCTACTACCATCTGGGCGGCACGGACCCGGATGCAGGAATGGAATGGCATCTTCAGTCCGTCGATCTGAACGGCACGGGCTATCGCCCGTTGACGTTCTATCTTCCGCGAAACGCGCTGACGTCGGCGCAGCCGGCAACAGGAAGTATCTTGGTCGGCGTGCTCAATCTTGGGACCTACGCGGCACAACAGCGGGTCAAGTACGATTTCACGGGGGCGACAAGCCTCGTCTCGCATCCCGTTTCGATCACATACTTCTTCGACATCAACAACACCACGGTCTTCAAGCAAAAGAACGCCGCCGGCAGCGGTTATGTCTATCTGCCCTATGCCGATCAATATGACCGCGTGGTGGTCAACAGTTCACCGGTCTCGATTGCCGGCGCAACGACCGACTCAAGCCAGGGCGCGATTTTCAATCTTCAGACATCGACGATCGGAGCGTCTGACAAGTATTTGTATAAGGGTGATTGGAGCAATTCTGTCACCGGAAACGTTCGGGTCTTCTACGTTGGCGGCCAAGCGACCGGGGATGCTCTTGTTCACGTTGACAACTACGGAACAGGAAATGTGGTCTATCATGCCGAGGTCGTAAACTCGGCGGGTGATCCCAAAGTCAAATGGTCGGTACGGAGCGCACAGGACTGGTCGGAAGGTATCGACAACAGCGATTCCGACAAGTGGAAATTGGCGTCGAACGGCAATCTTGAGACCAACACGCGCGTCATCATCGACACCAGCGGCAACATCGTGATGGGCGGCGCAACTGCCGA